TAGTACCGGAAACTGTTAAGTTACCACTTACTGTAGTAGAACCTAACTCCCCACGAAATTGCTGGTCTATTTGGTTAAAATACAGACGAAGAATCTTAAACGTCTGTTGAAACAACGTTTGATTATATTCTGCAGGGGCTAGTGGTAGTGCAGGGGCACGGAAACCTACGTCATCTGGCATTAGCGTCTCCCGTCAGGTCGCATGTCTATGCGAGGGTAGCCTAACTGCCACATTACTCCTAAATCTGTAGACTCTATTTTTATCGCCATCTGTCGCCCTCGCACACGGGTGTTTATGTGTGTTGTGTAAGGTTCTACGCTTACAGTAACTCCTTGAGTTATAGTGCCTGTGTTTACACCCCCCTCTGAAGTTGGCGTATTATACCCAGAACCCGAGCTGTCCAGAGGAAACAGTGTCATAGACAAGGACGGCGCGCCCTCGGTAGACCCTGTGAACGTAAGGTCAGGAATTACTCTCCAAACAAAGGCAAAATTATGACCATCCTCTAAGTCAAATTCTGAAGATGTTATATATGCGTTTATACCTGCAGGTGTAGCTGTCTCTCTATCATCTACCCCTATCTCGTGCTCTACCAAATTATTGCTGTAGGTTGCAGCTAGTGGAGCTTGACGAATACCAGAATCTTCCCACGCCGTACGCCCCAAGTTGCCGTGGTACCATATATTCTCTAAGTAGTTGTAGACTACGTATTTGTCGTTCACTGTTTGGCCAGTAGACGGGTAGAACCACCACACCTCGTTAAATCCTTCGTTAGTCCCCGCCACAACTTGCCCAAGCTGCGATAGGTTTATATCGTCAAATACGTACCTATGCAAAGAAGAAGGTAGTGGTTTTGCGTTGCCGTCATATGTATAAAACTTATCTTTACCCATCCAAAAAGCAATACCATTGGCGTACGCCACAGCATTCTGTGAGGCTATGGATATGTTTTCTCCAACAAGTTGTGCTGTCCATACGTCAGGAAACCCAACGTACTGCAGTGCGTACAACGCGGCGTCTGTCCATACAAGAACTTCTTGTCGTGCCTGTTCCGCAGCAACAATCGCACTACCGTTTGACAAACGTAGGCTACCCGCTTGGTTTGTGCTAGATGGTGCCCATTCTACAAGGCTCTCTTGATCTGACCACCGAATGAGCAGCGGGTCAAGCGTCTCCGTACCGTCTAAATACGCGTGAGTACCAAAACAAAATACAAACCTATTTATGTCTGATACCAATATGATGTTCTGTTTTGTTGGGACACTAGACGCGCCCCCCAGACTGGATACTAAAACACCCCGTGTAGTGACTGCATTTTGCCCGTCCCACACGTATAGCTGCCCCTCTCTAGGGCCAAATACTAAATCTTCCCCGAAGTTTGCTTGACTCCACGTACGTAAAAACAAAGTAGAACTTTGTCCCGTACCCCAAGTATTCGCGCCCCACGTACCAGAACCCCAGCCCGTTCTAGCGGTTACTACATCAGAACCCACAGAGACTTGGTACTTACCTACAACACTACCCCCACCGTTACCCGAGTCAGAGCTGTTAGCTGTAGCACTCGCCTCAAACTTGTAGCTGTTGGCGTTTACTATTTCTGTTATCTGATGCTCTGCGTTAAGGACAGTCGCTGTAATGTTACCGCCCAAAGAAACAGCACCCGAAAAGGTGACAAAATCGTTTACCGAAGCCCCGTGTGCTGTGTCAGTAACGGTTATAGTAGCGTCCCCATCAGCCGCAGAAAAAGTTACGTCCCCCGCGCTAGTGGTACTTCTTAGTGGAGTTATGTCGTTATACGCGCTGGCGTACTCTATATAAAACTTAGTGTTCGTGCCTACGGCTGTGTACCTGTCAGAGCTTAGATTAACCCACGTATGAATAGATCGGGCAACCCCGTTGAACGTAGCTTCGGACACCCGACGCCACCCACCAATTTTTTCAGGTAAGCCCTTGCGAAACCGTACTTTGTCGGAGTCGTTCCACCCACCTTCGGTGCTGTATCGGGTGCCTTCTTTGTTCACACCCGGCGCAAGTTCTAATTTACGTAACGGCATTGTTACCCCTAATACACCCACAGCACGGGCGTTGTGCTTCTAATATCAACATGAACAAACGTCTTAGCCACGCCAATACCACCAAAACCAAGACGGTGCGCTTGTTCTACAATTTTAAATCGTTGTGCCCCACCAGTAACCTTTATATCAGCAGCTATGCCTTGACTGTGAGTTCCCGGAACATCTTTCTTAGCTTCGATTGAATGCGTAGGGCTTCTATACCCAGAAGTGATTGTGAATGCAAACCCGCACTCTTCTCGCAGACGGTCTAACGCATAAATAAACTCTTCCTGCATGTCGTTCTCGCCAGTCTCTTGGCAGTCAAACTCTTCTAATTTAAAGTATTTAAACTTTGTCATCGGTATTACTCGCTCCGAAGTAGTATGAAGTCACGGCACTTACGATGCCTCCCATGTACCCTAACACTAACGCGACAGTAGTCTCTGAAGTGCTCTCGACGGGAAGAAAAGTAACAGTAAAAATATAACCACCAAACATAATAAAACTAGCAACGGCCAGTATACGAGGCGTCCAGTCACCTGCAAAAGAACGTCTAGCGTCTTGGACATCAGCCGTTTCAAGCTCAAATACATCGACTTCCAACTCTGCAAGTCGTTTCTCAAAATCCAGCTCGGCCTTTTTAATCTCAACCAGTTGTTCTGGACTGGCGGTTTGTAGTGCCTTCTCGATGGATTTTTCATCATTCTTACACCCTAACACTCCCGCTATTGCAGATGCTGCAGCGCCCCCAAGAGGGCCACCCAAAGCTGTACCTAGTGTCGGCGCAACTGCACCTATAATTGTTTTAATACTGTCAAACTTCATCAGTGTATAGTCCTATTGACAACCCCAGCAAAAAGAATAAAAAGAACAAGAACGACTCCATCACCAAGAGGTACATTGGCTGTACTACCAACAGTAAAATCGCTAGGAGCAAGTGTAAGCTGATAAAAAGCAGGGTCGCTTTCGGTTCCGCACGTATCAACAGCGCGTAAACTAAATTGGACATCGACTTCATCTTGCTCGTAATCTGCATCTGTAAATTCAATAACAAACCGCTGCGCCCCTTCAGTGTTTATTTCACGCTCACTGTAGCTCTCTGTTGTTGCCCACTCCACTATGTAATGACTAAGTTCTTCTGGGGTGAGAATAGAGCCATCAGTTCTTTCGTCTGGCGGCTCGAAATCTATGTAAGCATCGAACGCCAAGTATTTCATTACAGAGGGCTATCGTTTACTTTATCCAACTTTTCAGCCAGACGCTCAACTTTGCTTTCGACTCTTTCAATCTGATTTTGCAAAGCTCGTATTCTGCTTTGATTAACGCTCGACCGGCTGTCAATTTCGCCCGTATCAACTGGCTGTATTTTACCCACAGAGCTTTCAAGTCGTCCCAAATCTTGTTGTGCATTTTTTATTTCCCCCTCAATAGTAGCAATAGTAGCAGCTAATCTCCCTACATCACTATTTGATTGTGTAACCTCTAAGGTAGTGAGCCGCTTTTCCATTGTGCGGATTTCTTCTACGTTATACAACTCCGACATCTGTTGCTGTAAGGTGGCAACTTTGTTTTCTGTAATACCGTAGTTGGCTGCCGCACCTGCTATAGCCGTGACCAAACCCACCCACGTTGCAACTTGTTCTACTTTCATTGAAACACCTCAAGTGGCCTAGTCTGTGGCCCGTCAAAAAACTGAGTTGCATTTACTTCCACAAAAAACTCTACCCCTACCTCAATAGCAGCTATACCCCAATCAACTGTCATCGAACTATCAAAAGCGTTTGCCGTAAAACTAGCATTATCGTAAAACGCCTGAACAGTGTTACTAGCTTGAGTTACAAAAGTCGTACCTTCAATAAGTTCACCGTTATACTGTTCGAGCATGTTTTTCGTACGGCTAGCTTGCACCATACCATCTATGCTTGTATTAAATTGTTGCACGTCGCCCTGATCTATCTCACGCAAGCCTTGCGCAGTGGCGTAACCCTCCAACTGTATCTTGCGAGACTCATCTGCCCCCTCAATCTCTTCGGCTATGGCGGTGACCGTAGCAATAGACTGCGCGGCTTCAATAGCATCATCTTTAGCGTCAGCAAAGATAACCTGTTGCTGCAAGATATTATCCTGCAGTACTAAATTAGTTAGGTATTCTTGCGTAGATTCCTGCAGGGCTTGGTCGTAAGCTGAATTGAACGCTTCGATCTGAGCTGGCGTTAGCTGATACTCTTTACCGGTGTCGGGTGAGACGATAGTCGTATTCCCCGTGTCCATATTAGCCACCATCTGCGATATAAACGAGTTTAGGTCACCGTTTATGACTTGATTTATGGTTGCTGTTGCGTCCTGTAGCTGTGTCTGTGCGATAGATGAGTGGCCTATCAGGAACGCGGTCAGGCCGATTACGATAGAATTGATATGCTTCATCTGATATTAACCCCTGATTTATTGGGCATGGCGTACCGCTATCATATAACGCCCACCATACGCGATTATCTTGGCACAGAACACTCACTGCGCCCACTTTTAACCCCAAATTTTGTAGCTGCTTGCTTAACTTCAACAACTCACAAACTGGGTCGCTTGTACTTTTACCGAACGAAAGACCGAATACTTGAGTCTGAACGCCTGTACCATTACTCACTTGGCAAACATCTTGCGTGTAAGTTGGTACCGCTGGAGCTACCGCAGTATTAACAGGTATTCCGTCTTGCGTCACTTTCGTCTCTGAACTGTTGTCTATTACTTCAGCTTGCTGGTTTGAACCAAAATCACCAACAGTCGCTTCGTTAGCATTAGATAAGTTTAAGAGCAAGAGTGGCAACAACGCCAAAAATCGCAATTCCACCAGTGATAATTACTCCATATAACCCTGTTATTAACCCCTCGATACGCTTGAACTTATCACTACCCTCTTCAAGCCGCCGCTCTATATTTTCGTACCGTACTGTGCACTCTCGCTCGTGTGCTCTTATCTCGTTCAACGCTTCTTCGTTACTCACAATAACTCCAAACTAATAACAGTATTGCCTTCGGTAGCCTCGTTTGGCATCGCCTTATATAAGTCTGTGCGCCCAATAGATTGCACCATCAGCGCGTGCATGGGGGTACCGACTACAACATACGCGAGTAAATGCGTACACCCTTGCTCTTTTAGTATTGTGTGCCACGGTTCTTGGGTTGATATAGTAAACACTCTGGCGCTTTTAGTCACTATTGTCGTGCAGTGGTAAGCGTTTTTGCGTATACGCCCTGCTGTGTACGCTACCACCTCACCAGATTCATCTAGCACTTCTATATTTAATTTATTAGGCGCTACACTAGATAGCTTACCTTTTATACGCCCTAACGGTATGTTGTTCGAGTTTTCGTCAATGACCTTCTTATTACCATTGTACAGCGTATCAACAATGCTCATGTCAACGGCGGTAGGCTCTATTACTCTAAGCTGGTACATAGCTACACCGCCGTAAACGTAACGTTTGTTTGCGTGTCTTCTGCAAAATTAAAGTAGTTATCTTCCGTGGTTAAAAGCCATCGACTGTAATTACTACCTCCTTGGTTTACACTACTAAACTCAGCGCCAGATAAGGTGTATGTGCCTTGACTCGTAGCTATGGAAGTAACAGAGGATACTGATAATGATTGAGCATCGTCTAAGACTACAAACTTTAAAACGTTAGAACTGGCCCAGTTAAGGGCGTATACGCTATAGTTTACGCCTCCCACAGCTACCGTTGCTGGAGCCAAATCACCTATAGTGGGCGTACCCTCGTCAGAAAATACCGGCCACGGCTGTCTAGCAAACCCGTAGAAGTCAATTTCTTTAGACTCAGTAAAACCTACCGTCATAAGCGATACGTTTATGTCTCCTGAACCAGACGCTCCGACTAATGCTATAGCCCCAGAAGACACTAACTAACACCCCCACCAAACACGACGTACTTGTCGGTATGTGTTACAACCAATTCTGCAACCCCGCCTTGCGTAATGGTGCGGGTTCCATTTTGACTCCCTGCCGAGTAGACACTGCCCGTAGCCAAATATATGTAGTTATTATTCGCAGCTTGTAATGTTATATCCGCACTTTCATGGGCGTTTACAATAATCCATGTAGACCCTACAGGCGCGTCTGTAGACCCAGCATCAGGTAACGTAAATGTAACGTTACTGGAGTTATCCGAGATTATGCGTTTACCGATTAGCGCAGTCATACCAGAAGCATCAATGGCACCGCCGCTCGCACCCGTGACACTTGCTGTAAGCGACCCAGTTAGATTAACTGCTGATATAGTACCTGCGGAAGTAGTGTTGCCGTTTGAAGCAGTAACAACAAGTTTGTCTGTGTTTACTGACACGTTCCCAGTAACACCTAACGTGGTACCTACAGTAGCTGCTGCTGAAAATGTAGCCGCCCCTGTGACGTTAAGCGTGCCGCCAACCGCTAAGTTACCTATAACTTCGTTCGCCGCTTCCACTACGTTAGTGCCATCACACAGAACAATCATGCTCTTGTTGGTGGGTACAACCACACCCGACCCACCACTTGTTTTTACTGTCACGTCGTAACTGGTTTCGTTGCGCACAACAAATATCTTTGACACTGTAGGGACGGTCAACGTACCTGCTGCTGTTAGCCCCCCAGCATTTTTTAAGACGAGGATTGCCGCCCTACCTATGGACGACGCTCCATCAGTGGTGGTTATGGTTTGCGCGTTGGAAGACCAACTATTAACGTCCTTCTTCCCCGCTATAGCTTCTTCTATTAACGTCGTTATCTGGTTGTTGACTACAGTACCCCACGCCCCGTCTTCGGTGCCCTGCTGGGGTTTAGCCAAACCTAAGTTAGTTGTATAGTCTATAGCCATTATTCAATCCTAATAATTGCACTTGTCCCCGCCCCGGGGAACGTAATTTTAAATGTAGAGTTACTAGAAGATTTATCTCCGCCAAAATCAAGCACTGCTATAGACGGGTTACTACCACCAGATTTATATATCAATGCTCCTCGTGCAGTTATAGTCGAGCTAGTCCACTCGCTGTCTGCAAAATCTACGTATGCAACTGTACCGCTTGTTGCTACCGCAGCTCCGCTTAGTGTATTGCCGCCCGCGACATACCCTGTACCAGATACTTCGCCCGCAGTAGTGTAAACTGCCGTACTCGCATCTAAATCGGCAGCGTTTGTATACAACGCTATCTTGAACGTATCAGAATCAAAATCCACGTCCCCTTTTAACAGGTTCTGTTTACACGCTGTTGTCATTGTTTGCGTTATAGCCATACTATCCTACCAGCCCGCTCGTTCTGTAATCATCAGTGTACGCCCGCGTATCGTTTTCTTGTTTGAATACTTGTAGAGACAACGCGTACAGTTGTTGGTAGTTAGCCACTATATCCTGTTCTGCCTTCATAAATCTAGCTGCCTCTACTAACGCCCCATTTAATAGTACTGCGCTAGCGTTCTCGCTTAACCAAGTCAACGAACCCGGCGTTGCGGCATCGGCATCAACTAACGACTCTGGGTATCTGCCGTAGGTAATAACAAGCGAGTAGTTAGAATCAGGACTAGGGCCAACCACTATAGTATCTGCAGCAAATTGCGCGTAATACTTAGGCTCCCCAGTTACTGTGTCATCAGGGTACGCCTCGAATAAAAAGTTGTTTTCTTTGGGTATTAGATACTTAACCTTATTGGCCGACGTCTTTACCGCTACACTATGCGTGTATAAGTAGTCAGATGGTAATGTACGAGTGGTCGTACCACTGGTAAGCGCCAACGAGGTATCTGTTTTACGCAAGGCGGGTATTTTTACTGCCTGTAATATGTTCTCTTCCGCTACCTGAGTAAACAGTTTGTACTGGTCGTCGGTAAATGTATTTTCAGTAATGTCCGCTATGTTGTCCTTTAGCTGTGTGTACGTCATGCTCATGTTGTTATCGTGACCTCACCTATTTTGGTATCGCCTACTAACGGATTATTTGTGTCTTCTCCTCCCTCGCCACCTACAGGACTCCACCCCCAGTAGACAGCTCTACTGCTAGTCGCACTACCAGCGAACGAGAAACTTGTATCCGGTCGTGGGTTACGTAGAGCTTGTGGGTCTTCTACCCTAACGTCTCCTAGATTATTCTGTGGGTGATCGAGGTCAAAACAATCAGGGCAAACTTTGAGGTTTGTTTCTTTGTGGCGTATGACTTCGGACTTCAGTTTTTTTAATTTATACTGAAACCCACAACGATCACACACGGCAATCGCTATCTTGGCGGATGCGAACTTCCTAGCCATTAGCAGCGCCCTATACTTGGCACGAACCTAGCGGCTGTCTTCTCTCTGTCTTCCTGTGCAGCTAAAGTAAACTGCTCTTCGTACGCTACTTTCAACATCTCTATTCTTGGCGCTAGCTCTGGCACCTTCATAGCTATATGGTACGCAAGCCCCGCCACCGCACAAGGTAAGAACCGGAACGGCATATCACCGTCCTCTATACCTTGCCCAGCGTCTTGTATACGCCGCATACGATAGTAGTAGAGTTGATATTTATTAGACTCGTCTGGCACAGGCCACACGGTAACAAAGGGAGAGTTTTGAGTGAACGGTGTAGTGGTGCCGGAGCTTTGTCCCGACCGGTACGTCCCCGCAGCACCTAGTCTGTGTA